TTGCCCAGCAGGGCGCCTTTGCCCAGTTGGCCAAGGATGTGGGGTTACGGGTGCGTGATACCGGCAGGGGGTACTACGAGATCGGGCAGGCGCTAGGCAAGTCAACCGCCCCCGCTGCGAACGACATCAAGAACTTTATGGGTGCCGCCACCAAGGCTACGGGGGTAGCCAAGAACGAGGCTGCAGGGCTGGCTAGCAACATGAGAAACGCAGCCAGCTCAGCCAATTCCTTCTACACCTCCCTCAGCCGTGCCGCTGGCCTCCCTCCCGCCCGTTTCACGGGTGGCCCTGTCGATGCTGGCCAGACCTACCGCATCAACGACGGTCCGAGCGGCATGAGCCTGGGGCAAGAGGCGTTCCTGTCAGCCTCCGGTGCCCTGTCGCTGATTAACCGGCCTGCCAACAGCCTATGGACGGCCCCCTCCCGAGGCACGGTGATACCGGCCAACATCACCAGCCGCCTGAAGGATTCCGGCGCCCTGAACGGTGGTGCTGGGGTGCTACGTGGTGACTCCGATCCGGCGGTGGCCCATCTGGCCCTCGCGGTCGGAAACCTGAGCCAGGAAGTGGCCGAACTGAGGCGCAAAGCGTGGAATGTGTCGGTCGGGGTTCGCGGCGATGGGAGCGGCCTGAGGTTGGCGCAGACGATGGCGCGGATGCGCTGAGGGTGACCTGATGGCCCTGCAGCTCAGCTACGGTGGCTCGACCCTGACGCTGCGCTACCTACAGGCGCAGCCGATCGCCTATGCCGAGGCTGAGACGGAGCAGGGGCTGGTAGCGCGGCGCTTCACCGTGGCGGGCCTGTGTTCCCCGGCGCAGTGGGTTACCTGCTGCAGCCTGTTTGATGCGTGGCAGGCGGTGAAGATCCTGGAGGCGCCAACCCTGGCCAGCCGGGCAGTAGGGGCCACCGTGGCGCTCACCTGTGCTGCCCATGGCCGCAGCGTGAGCAATCTGGGGTGCTGGTTCACCGGGGCCCCTAAGGGCGAGACGGTCGAGGGGGGCGCATGGGTGAAGATCGCCTTTGATCTGATTGACGCCAGCCAGCAACTCACGGTGCTGCTGCGCCAGAACGAGAAGTCCCGCCTCGGGGGTGATGCGTTCCTGCCCGCGTACGGATCCATCACGCTGGGGGCCACCACCCTTGCGCTGCTAGAGCAACCGGAGGGCTACGAGGATGGTCCGAGCCTGGAGCCCACCTCCACCGGGGGGTTCGTGGCGCGGGGGCCCCTGGTGGCCTCTGAGGTACGAACCGTAAAAGGTGTCACCGATGCCAGCGGCTGGGCAGCGGTCAAAACGTGGTTCACCTCCACTATTGCCACTCGCCCTGGCGCCTCGGACTTCTGGCCGGTGGGTGAGCTGGGCCTGGAGCGCGACAAGATCGTGAGCGGCGGGGCTGTGGTTGAGCGCTACATCGTCTCGGTGAAGCTCAAGCGGAGGGCCGCCTGATGCCAGCGGCACCGGTTGACGTTCGCGCCCAGGTGTTCAGCAACCTGGGGGTCGTGATCAGCGGGCAGCTTTCGGATGATCCGGTTGCGCCTGGGGTGGGCCTGCTGCGAACGCAGGGGGAGGTGGTGGTCGGTGGCCTGATTCAACCCGCCAGAGGCGCCGAGTTGAAACTGGGGGTGCTGTTACCGGGCGGGAAGCTGACCCGGTTCCCCAGGCGACTGCGAGTGCTGAAGGCCGATAGCGACCCGATCTCCAATGAAACCACCCTGACGGTCGGCTGCCTGCTCGCTTTAAAATGGGACTACGTGAAACCCGAGATTTACTACGCCTCGGAATACCCCCAATGGACACCTGTTGCTGTAGCGGCAGGGTCAACGCCCAACATCTGCTTTTTGAGCAGCGTCCTGTCCGTGTGCCTTGACCGCTGCGCTATCACTCAGGCGACCGGCAACCCGGCGGTGCCCTTTGCCAAGGCAATCGGCAGCATTGACCTATCGGACGGATACCTAGAGATCGCCAGCCGGATCGTTGCGGAGGCGGGCCTGTATGGCTTCATTGACGCTACAGAAAAGCTCCGTTTGCGACGGTTGCTTGCCCCGCGCAGTACGGGTCCCTTCCTGACCATTAACGAGACGATCACCATCGAGGCAATCGGGAACCCCCCGCCACCGGAGCAAATCACGATCAGCTACGGGCAATCGGTGTGGCCAACGGTGGAAACCTCCCCTAACTACAAGCCCAAAACGCCAGGCGATGAGGCGTACACCTGGAACACGGGGACCAACTGATGCAGAACTGGACGTTACAAGAAACGATCAGCCCAGCCGAGGAGTTTATCACTGACTATCGGATTAAAGTTGGCGATTCCTATGTGACAAGAGTGGATCGTGTAAGTTTTGCAGCTGTTTCAGGAACACTTACTGAATACGAAACACTTGAGTATTACGATAAAGATGGAAAAAAACAATCTCAAGACGTTGTAGCCAACACTGTTTCAGTAACAACTACCTGCGTCGGCGCTGCCAATCCAACACGGTGGAAGTCGAAGCTAGAAGCAGGTAGCCCTTCTTTTCCTGGGCAAATCCTGGAAAAGCGCACATTAGTCGATCATAAATACATTCTCACAGAAGACGGTCCTGTAGAAAGAGAAGTCACAACGTACGAATACGAGCCAAGAATTGCGTTTGCAGGTGGCTTGGCAATCGAAAATTACAAAAACATTGACTTAGGAGTAGGCAATATATTACTCCGAAAGACAATCGTAGACAAGCTAGACAACAAGGCGGCCGATCTTACTTTGCAAATCACGACAATCTATGAGGCTTGGGGAGCTACCTCAGCGGGCAAGACGGTTGCCTCTGTGATCATGGCTGGCCTCAAGAGAAGCGTCGATGCCGACCGAATCAGCGGCACCTACGCTCTTGTTGATCGAATGAGTGCGCTGGTTTTAAGGGGCGTAGAAAAAACAATCAACATCGGGAGAGGGTTGGCCCCTGTAATACCTAGCAAGCTAGACCAGCAGAATGAAACGCTAAGGAATATCCCAAACGCCCTGCAAACAAATGGAGGCTGGAGTGTAAATAGCCCAGTCAGCAGCCCGTATAAGTTCCAGTCAACTGAGCTTGACTTTGGGAGCGATGGAACTAACAGCACAGATAAATATGACATGCAATTTGCCCCTGACAGCTACCTACGTCCCTCTACAGACGCTGGAGACAACGGCACCGGCCTCAACTACATTTACGTTTCAAGCGCCGCTGCTACTTACGAGTACGGCAGGGCCATCCACTACATCCTCTCCGGGATGGCTAATGGCAAAAGCATCACCACCGAGCTGCGCAACCTGCCTAGCGAGCCCATGGGCACCCTTTACCTGGAGGCCGCCGGAACCGTGGCTAAGTTCAGGGCTAATGGGACGACCTTCGCCTTTGACTCTCAGGGCCTTATCGCTGGCTGTGACGCAATGCTCGACGGCGGTGTTGGGCTGGTGAGCGGTGCTAGCGGTGCGGACTGGTTCCCGATGATGGTCCCGGCAGCCAACCTGGCCACGGTCACCCCCACGACAAGCAACAGCCCAGCTCTGGCCAACACGATCGCGGCCCCGAGTGGCTTTGACCCGATGGCACCGGGAAATATCTGGGCCAGCTTCGGGACTGCTGGCGTTGAAGGGGACGTATATGCGGTGCAGTTGGACCGGCCCCATGCGGTAGCAGCGGCAACGGAAAGCATCACGAGGGAAAGCGCCAGTAAGTCGCTCACGTGGCTTCTGGAGACCCCGTACAACGTAACCCCGGTGGTGGAAAGCGGAACCAGCACGGCAAGGGCATTTGGTGAGTTTGTCCAGTTCCTGCGCAATGACCTTTACGCCGGAGCTGGCGCAGGAGCGATCACAAATCTTTTGGCCATTGCTGCCACACAGTTCAATTTGTTGGCAGGTTCGGGGGCTGGAGCAATTACAACGCTGACTGCAGCAAGCGCAGCTACTACTCCAGGGCAAAGGGCAAACGGCACACAAGCCCCGCTACTTGGGGCAAGCCCGGCTGGAGACTTTACGGGCTGGAGCCGCGTTGTTAATGCTGATACTGACGATGATTTTATAGCATTCTCCGGTTGGCAATTTAATGTTTTAATAAATAGCATTGCTTACAACGCTTGCTTTATTGGGGCCAATAACTATGTAACCTTTGGATTTGGTTCTTCCCAATACCTCAATCTCAGCGCTTCTAATCCATCCCTACCCAAAATCCACCTTGGCTCAATGGATGGCTCTTTCCAGCGAGTTTACACGCAAACCGCCGCCGGGTACTCAAGGCTAAGGATTGAAGGATCCGAAAATAGAGAAGTCACGCAGCCTGGTAATTCCGACAGGATTACAGAAGTGACGTTCTGGAAGCCAACTAACTCTGAACAAATGATTGAGATAAGGACCGGCGGCTTTACTGGATCTAGCGAGCCATTTATGATTGCTAGCACTTCCACCGCCTATGCTTCAGCAACCACGTTAGGCGCAAATCAAAGCTGGGTGTTTGTCGGTAACTCGACTGGAACAAGCTGGACCCTCTATGCAAACAGCTACGTGGTAACCTAGGAAACCTGAGGCAGCAGATCGGCTTTTCCCATGCCAGCCGCCATGATCCTAACCCCGTACGAAACGGGGCGCCTGTTTGGAAACGACTACGCAGGCAAGCGAGCGCGGCTGTGCCTGGCTAACACCACTTCTGGTTCGCCAGGTATCAATTCAACGACAGCACAATGGGATGCGGTTGAGCTGAGTGGCAACGGCTACGCCCGGTTTGAGTGGACCATTCCTGCTGGCAGCTACAACGGCACGACCGAGCGATGGGAGGCGAACAACCAGCTAGCCACCTTTGGCGCAACGGCAGGAGGGGCGGGCCTGAGCTGGAACGCCGCTTACCTAGTGATTGGCACGATTAGCGGTAGCACCACGACTTACAGCACAGGCGTTTCGTTCATCCTCAACGAAAGCTCGTCGATCACCCTGGCGGCGGGAAGTATTCGCGGCTACTACGTCCAGCTCTTTAGCGATGGCTTCCTGGTCACGTCCTGATTGGGAAAGCTCTCGTAAGCGATAGCACTTATGGACGTTCTGATCTCACCGGATGCGCTGGGCAAACAGGCGCAGCTCACGTATGAGGGCAAGAGCTACAAGATGCTCTTGGCCTACCGCAATGGCACGGTGCTGACCCAGGCCAGCCTGATGAGCGCCTGGAACGCCGTAAAGCTCACGGCAGGCAACGGCTATGCCGAGGCAACCGGCACCATTGGCAGCGGAAGCTGGAACAGCGGCAACGCTCGTTATGAGCTGCCACAGTTTCAGCTAGCCCTGACGGCCTCGGGAAGTGGCTTCACCTACGACGCAATTGTGCTGCAGGTGGATAACAGAACCTACCCCGATCGGGTGGTGCTACTGCCAACACCTGAAACGCTGCAGGCGGGGCAGAGCAAAAGCTACGTCCTGCTGCTGGCCCAGGGATGAGCCTGATCGTTGACATCAATCCGGTTCCTTGGAAGATATTGGACCTAGTAAGGGCTCGGATCCTGAAGAACCGGGCAAAGAAAGCCAAGAAGGGAATAAACTGGTCAAAGGAAAGACTAAAGCAAGAGATGAGCTTGCAGCCGAGACCGCTGTCAAGAAAGAAGAAAGATGAAGCAGGTCTTATCTTACCTTTTGATCTTATCTCAATTTCAATTTTATTTTCTTGGCAGACTTTCGAGGATTATAATTATAATATCTACGAGAATCTTGATATTGTAGTAAGCATGACCTATCCTGTTACCGATGGGCCGTTGGGAACCTCAACAATGGGTGTTGCTAAATACATAAGCCACTTAAACGATGATGGTCCGGGACGGTACCTTCCTTATGAAGCTGTAGTTCTAGGTCGCCCACAATATTTTAGTATTTTCATACCAGAAAGCAAAGAAATAGACAACTTTTTTGCGGATTATCCAAATGTTGGCTTTGTCAGGTTTTCTTTGGCTGCATACTGGAGAGATGAACTTGGAAAAAAAGATGTTAACATTAGCGTCATAATAAACTTGAGCGAAGAAAGCATGGCCACAATTTTAGATGAAAGTAAAGTAGTAACATTAGTTCGGCAACCTGGCCAAGGCCAAAGCCTTGGAGTCCTTGAGGTTGGCCTTGACGGAAGCTACGCAAAATTTGTATGACTCAAGATCAACTCCAGCCCCCCTCCATCGAAACCCTCCTAGAGACGGTCCAAACCCGTCAACTCGCCAACCGCATGGCCGCCGCCGAGCGGGAGCAGGAGCGGCGTCAGCGACCTAAGCCACGGGGCTACCGCTGAGCCGGAAAGCTCCGGGGTAGTTCGCGGGCGTGATGCCCCGAAGCATGACCAAGCGATGGTTTGAACAACAGCTCCACAGCCCCGACCCTGGCAGCGAGGGCGGAGACGGCACCGGGGCAGCAGCGGGAGCCGCTGCCGCTGCCGGTGGCACTGGCGATGGAGAGGGGGATGACTTGTCCCGCCTGCGCCATACCCTGCAGCGGGAGCGCGATGCCAACCGGGACAAGGACCGCAGGCTGGGTGCCCTGGAGGCGCAGCTTAAGGAGCTGACCACCACCAACCCCGACGCGGTAAAGGCGGCTGAGGCCAAGGCCCAGCAGGCGCTGCAGGAGCGGCAACTGATCGAGGAGCGGGCCCGGTTAGAGCGCGAGCAGATCGAGGCCAAGTACAGCACCCAGCTCCAGCAGGCCACCGCTGATCTGCAGACCGAGCGCGAGGCCCGCCAGCGGGAGCTTGTGCGGGTGCAAGCCGAGAAAGCCTTTATTGGCGCTAAGGGCTCGATGGTGGCCAGCACCATTGACGGCTCGACCCCCTTTGATTCGGTGTGGGCCCGCTTCGGGGGGCAGTTCCGCATCGAAGACGGCGCCTTGGTGGTGGTGGACGGCAACGGCAGCCCCGAGATTGACCCGGAAACTGGCAAGCGGTTTGAGCCGATCAAGTGGCTCTCCCGCCTCCAATCCGACCCGGTGTGGGGGCGCAACTTTGAGCCCGCCATGGGCAGCGGCAGTGGCGCCCGCAGCAGCCGTGATGGTCGCGTGAGCACCGGCAAGGACCTGATGGCCCAGCCCCTCGGCTCGCTGTTCTCCGACGCCTTTGGGGGCGCGGCTTAGGAGGCCGGGAAAGTTGCGGCAGCAGGAACCGGCAGACGGCGTGATGCCCAAGCCGGTTCCACACCAATCAGCACGGCGTGATGCCCTGCCGTGAATCAACCGGCGTGATGCCACCCCCGACCTTCACCTGATTTCCTCTAATGGGACTCACCATTCTGGAGGCCGCCAAGCAGGAGACCAATCCTCAACGGGTGGCCGTTATTCGTGAGCTTGCCGAAAGCGAGCTGATCAGCATCATGCCGTTCCGCAATGTGCAGGGCGGTCTGGACTATGCCGTGGAGGCTGAGCTTCCCGCCGTGGGCTTCCGTGGGTACAACGAGACCTACGACGAGTCCTATGGCGTCATCAACCCGCAGTATGAGCGCCTCAAGTTCTTCGGTGGCGACATTGATGTGGATATTCAGCGCATCAAGAACTACGGCCGCCAAGCCAAGGCCGAGCAGATCCAGATGAAGGTGCGCTCGCTGCGCCTCACCTTTGAGGACTACGTGATCAACGGCGATGAGTCGTCAGATCCCCGTGCCTTTGATGGTCTGAAGGCCCGCGTCAACACTGGCAGCTCCCAGGCTGTCAACGTTGGCACCGCTGCCCTGTCGCTTTCGGCTCTCGATGAGCTGATCGACGCGGTGGATGGCGACAACAAGATCCTGCTGATGAACAAGAAGATGCGCCGGAGGCTCACCGCCGCTGGTCGCAACACCTCCATCGGTGGCTTCATGTCCTTTGAGCAGGATGCCTTCGGTCGCCGGGTCAGCTTCTACAACGATGCCCGCATCGTGGTGACCGACACCAACGCCCAGAACACGCAGATCCAAGGTTTCACCGAAACCTCCAGCACCACCAGCATCTACTGCGTGGCGTTCGGCGATTTGCAGACCACCGGCATCCAGGGCCCTGCGGCTGCTGGCTACGGCATCGACATCAAGGAGTTCGGCGAAGTGCCTGATGCTCCCGTCGATCGCACCCGGATCGACTGGTCGGTTGGTATGGCGATTATGAACGGTCGTTCTGCTGCCCGTGCCTACGGGATCACCGATGCTGCGGTGACCGCTTGATCATCGCCCCATCTATTCATCCCCTGAGGTATTGATTCATGGCTCGTTCTACTGGTCTTGCCCCCCGGCGGGGCTATCAACTGGACGCTGAAACCGTCCTTCTCGGTGCTGTCAAAGCTGGCCCCCGTGGTCGTCTTGCTGAAACCCGTACCGGCGCTGCTCGTCTGCTCACCACCAACCTGGCCGCCCAGGATGAATGGAAGCTGATTGCTGCCGGTGGATCTAGCAATTCCTCTGGTGGCTATGTGCTCCAGGCTGCCCACGTGGCTGAGGGTGCTGCCCTTAGCTCCGCCTCTGCCTACGCCAACATTGGCATCATCACGGCCACTGCTGGCACAATCAACGAGATTGCGGTCTCCGGTAAGCAGATCCGTGAAGCCGTCCGGGTTGCCGGTTCGGTTAGCGGTGACGTTCGGGTGGCTGCTCTGCGGCTCCGCCCTGGCACCGGCACGCTGAGCATCAGCAACGTTGCGCTCACCTCCAACGTGGCGACCATCACCCTGTCTGCTGCTCACACCATGCTGGTGGGTGAGATCGTGACCGTGGGTTGCTCCAACCCGCTGGTCAACGGCACATTTACCATCACGGCGGTGACCTCGACCACGTTCACCTACGCCTCGACCCAGGCCAACATCACCAGTGCTGCGGCAACTGGCACCGTGACCAACGGCGCTGCTGTTCCGGTTGGCACCAACACGGTGGCCCTGGTTCCTGGCGAGTGAGCCGCTAGCGGTTTGTGTTCCCTAGGGCCCTTAGGGGCCCTTTCTACTTTGGTGCTCTA